AGCGTGCCGGCGGCGGTGGTGGCGACGCGCACCTCGTTCTTCCAGGACAGGCCGGCAACAGTGTTGTCGACGTACTGCTTGTTGGCGGCATCGGTGCCGTTGGTCGGCGCGGCCAGCCCGGTGATCTGCTGGCTGTTCATCGCCACAGCGGCGGTCGGCGCGGCCATCTGGTCGAGCCGGTTGGTGCGCACGGCGGTATTAAAGTCGGAGATCGTCGAGGCCGTCTGTGTACCGGTGTGGTTGGCGCGGGCCAGCGGGTCGGTGGCCAGCGCTGCCACCGGCACCGTGCCATCGGAGAGCTTGGCGGCATCGACCGGGCGCCAGGCGGAACCGTTCCATACGTAGGTCGCATTGGTCGTCGTGTCGTGATAGACCTGCCCGGCAACCGGCGTCCCCGGCGCGCTGGCCAGGTTCTGGATGCGCGCATTCTGCAGCTCGTTCTTGGTCAGGTCGATCGGGGTAAGAAACTTTTGCGCCATGGCGATGGCTCCTTAGTTGAGGTAGGCAGAACCGCTGAAGGCGGCTGAAAACTCGATGTTGACGCTGTCCGAGGTGGCGTAAGTGACGACGCCGATGACCACGGTGCCGGCCGAATCGACCACCGTCACCGACGGGAAGCGGTTGAGGTTGTGCTGGACCAGCCAGATCGCGGCTGGAACCATTTGCTGATGGACGTAGTTGGCGCCGGACAGGCCGGGCGCGCCGGTATCGCCCGGTTGTCCCGGCGGCCCCATGGGGCCGGGCGGGCCGGGAACGCCAAGCTCGACCTCGAGCGGCGACGACGGGAGCACCGTTTCAACCAGTAGCGGCCAGGCCGGTTCGACGACTTCGACGATCAACGCCTCAGTCATAGGTCTGCTCCGGCGTGAACCTGACCTTACCGCGGTAGAGCTTCCAGGCCATGTCAGCGAGGCCGCCGGGAATGATTTCCATGTCGTAAAAACCTTTTTCGGCTGAGAGCAGCGCGGTGACCGTGGCGCCGATCCGGCGCGTGATCGTTCCGGCGGGACCGTCGATCACCAGGCGGCCATTGCTCGTCGACAACTCGGTCAGCAGCGCGCCATCCGGATCGCGGATCTGCATGCGTGCCTCGGCGCCGCTCAGGTCGTAGGGCGTGCCATCCTTGTTCTTCAGGGCCAGCGGGGAATCCCAGACGGCGCCGATCTCGATGGTGATGTCGCGAATGATGGCCGGCATGTCAGTCCCACGGCCTTCCGGCATCGATCACAGTACGGGTCACCAGCTTGAGGCGGGCGCTGTGGCACAGCACGCCGGCAAACATCACCGGGCCGCTGTCGGCCAGCTCGGGCACGGCCTGGCCGTCATCCTTCGGATAAAGCACGACGCGGCCCAGCGTCGGGTCGGCACGCCAGGCGTCGCCGATGGCGTCGATCAGGTCGTCGAACGCCAGCTCGCTGCTGTCGGCATCTTCCAGGCCCTTGAAGCCGCGAATCTCCCAGGTAGTGAATACCTCGTTGTTCAAGGCATCCTCACGCCGCGCCACGCGCCGCAAGTGCCAGCCGAGTACCTTGTCGCCGGCAGCGTACAGCGCCCGAAAATCCTTGTCCGTCTTGCCGTAACGCTCGAAACCATAAACCTGGCCGATGCCGGCCACCGTCGCCAGCTTGGCAACGATGGCATTGCGGATCTGCGTATGTTCGTTCATGCCCCGTTTCCAATACGTTCAACAATGCGCTGGGCGGTCTGGCGGAACCGGTTCTCGACAATCGTCCGGTTAGCCAGGAAGGCGTCGCGGAACATGAAGGCTCCCTGGCTGCCGTGATGGCGAATCTTCCAGGCGATGGCATGCGCTGCTGACAGCGCCGCTGCCTCGAGGCCCGGATTCTTCAGTGGCCGCCCGGTCTTGAGCGACACCGCCTGGCCCAATGGCAGCTTGCGCTTGGCCCATTCGGCAAGCGCCAGAATGCCTTCTTCGGAAACCGGGTGCGGCTTGCTGCCCAGTTCGACTGCCGGCGCATAGTCAAGCGCCGTGCCGACCACGCCGACGATGCCACTCGCCGAGACCTCGCTGCGACCGATGATGCTTTGCCGCAGATTTCCCTCGGCAGCCGGTGTTCGGTCCTGAACCTCGCCCTGCAGATACGGCAAGGTCCACGCAAAAAAGCGGTTGAGCTCCTCGGTTACGATTTCCGGCGCCTGTGCCAGCGCCGCGACTACCTTGTCGAAGCCCGGCAGCGTGATGCGATACGCGTCAGTCATGGCGATAAATTCGGTCCGTCAGGCGTTGGCGTCCCGGCCAGCCCACCGTACTGCCGGCGCTGGCCGGCTTGCCGCCGTCGTTGCCGAGCCCCATCGCCTCGCCATAGCGGGCCTTCAGGGCACGCGCCCGGCTGGCGTATTCCTGCGCCTTGGTCCGGCGGTCGGTCGTATCGGCGGCAATCGTCGCATCGCCGTCATTGATGGCGGCGGCAGACAGTTGCTCAAGGAGCAAAGCGGCGGCATAGGCCGCTACCGCTTCGCGATGACCGGGCGCCACGGTATCCAGCACCTCCGAAACCACATGGCGGATAGAAAACGTCAGCCGCGCCTCAGCCCCGGCGGCCAGGCCATCGCCCAAGCGCAACACATCGCCGGCCGGTGTCGTATAGATCGAGCACGCCAGCAATTCCGGCGGCTGCCCGCCAATCGGATATTCAACCGAAACCAGTTCGGATTCCGCCTCCCAGGCGACAGGCAGCGGCAGGGTATCCCCGCCGCTGCTGGTTATATCTTCCACCTTGCGGCGTGGTCGATCCGTGCCGTAGCGCACCACGGCCAGGCCGATCGCTGACTCCTTGTCCGTACGCGTGAGCCGCTCGGACTCATCGCGCACGAAGCCATCGACCAGCTTCTTCAGATCGACCAGCATCGCTTAGCCGGCGACCACGGACTTGTACAGGCCGCGATAGTCGGTCACCGCACCGCCGTAGATATGGCGGATCTTGTAGGTGATCGTATCGTTGCTGAACAAGCTGCCGACGGTCGGGCTGTCCTGCACGAACAGCTCCGGCTCCTCGCGGCCATCCAGGAAGCCGATCTCGACGGACGGGATGTCCATCTTGTCGCACGAAGCCGCCCAGTCGGTGACGTCGGTCCAGTACCACACCGGCACGATGGTCGGTGCCTGCGTCTGGATGAAGCTCTGGTCGTTGCTGGTACCGCGATTCTTGAACAGATCGAAGGCGGCCTCCTCCAGGTCGGATGGCACCCAGAGGAACTTCGGCGGAATCCCCAGGCGATCATTGGAGCCGGCCTCGACCTGCTTCATGATGGCGCTCCGGGCGGCCGACCAGGCGGCACCAGAAAGCGCCGCGCTGCCGAGGTTGCCGTGCGTTGCATGGAACACCGTCAGGGTATCGTAGATGACCGGGTTGGTTCGCACGAAGTCCATCACGAACTTACCCAGCGTGCGCTTGGCGGCCCGCGAAAGTTTGGTCGGGATCTGACGGATCATGCCGACATCGTCATTGCGGATCATTTCCATCGTCACCTTGGACAAGCGACCGAACTTGGCTGCCTTGTAGGTAGCCTCTTCATCGCCCGGCGCCGCGCCGTCCAGGTAGTCGGCGGATTCGGCGACTTCCGGCAGGTCGCCGAAGCCACCCCAACGCGTCCGGTGCTGGGTGCGGAAATCGGACAGCGGCACCACGTTGGCCAGGTTGCGCCAAACGTCATACTGGCTTTGTGCGTTGTAATCGGCGAGCAGGCGGCGGGTGATCGCATCGCCCAGCACCTCGGCAAAAGTCGTCGAGTCCATCACAGCTTCGCGCAGATTCATGCCCAGGCTTTCGCGCATCCGGGTCAGGTCGCAGTCCTGCAGGCGGCCGGTGACACGGCGGTCGCCGGTCAGTTCGGTATAGCACTCGCGGAACGACTGCACGCTGCGATGATCCTTGTGCTGGTCATCGAAAAAGGCATCGAGCATGCCGCTCATCTTCAGCGAGCGATCCTCGACCTCGACCCCCGGGAAGCTGCCAAGGGCCACACGGCCGGATTCGACAAAGCGCGCAAGATAGGTACGCTCGCCGTCGATCGCCGCAGTCACGTCGGCCTCGACAAAGCGCTCGCGGGCAGCGAATTCACGCTGCAGGCGATCCTTGGCCGGGGCCGGCAAGGTGCTGGCCTCGATCGCCGAACGGGCAGCAGCGCGCGCTTCGATCATGCGGATGCGCTCTTCGGTGCCGGCCAGATCCGCCGTTTTGGCGGGTGGGGCGACGTCCAGCTTGAGCGCTTCGCGGTAGGCGACCTCGAGGTCGTCATCGCTGACTGCCTCGGGATCGAGCTTGGCGTAAGCTTCCGGGGCCTTGGCCTCGATAAAGCGCAACATTTTTTCACGCAGTTTCATTTCAGGATCTCCTGGGTTGGAAAGGTTTTCAGGGGCGGATTCAACAAGTCGAATCAAGCGGCCCCCGGCCCCCGGCTCGACAATCAGATCAACCGAATTGACACGCTCGATACTGGCTGGAACACGTGCCTGCTTGCCTTCGACCAGGCGCAGCGAACCCCTGCCAACGGCATCGATCGACAGCCCGGCGATATTCTGCTTGCCGGCCGCCGCCGCACCGACCAGCAGCGCCCGGGTATGCTCGGGCAGGCCGGGCAGGTTGAGGCGGGCCACCAGGCGACCAGAATCCGGCGCCGCCCCTTCGATAAAGCGCGGGTTCTCGGCCCAGCCGACCACATTGCGCAGATCAGGCATGCCGCCCTTGACGTGCTCCCCGTCGCCCTTGAGGCAGATGCGCGCACCCTCAAAGCGTGGAGCAGCCTCGCGCAGCAACGCATCGGGATAAAAAACCTTGTTCAGTGACACTCCGGACTGGATCAGCGTCGCCTCCCAGACCATGCCGGCCGCCTGGCCTTCGGCCTCGACCATGCGCAGATCGGCATCGGCCGGGGCCGACTCCTTGAGCGGCACATAGGTCTCCATGACCTCCTGCGGATCGGCCAGGGTGACCGCGCTGTCAGCGAGGGTATAGGGATAGGACCAGTGGCGCCCATCCAGGCAGATGACGGCGCGGTCATCGTAAATGGCGTCGATCTCGAACCACTTGCGCTCGACACCCGGCGCGCCATCGCCATTGACCTTGGTCTCAAGCGCCGCCCGCACCAGGTTGATGACCCGCATCATGTCGGGGGCCGCCTCGCGCAGCGCCAGGCCGCGCAGGCCGGAGAGGGGAAATCTCACAGCTGACCGACCAGCTTCTGGCCATCGGTGGTCACCACCGTAACCGTATCGCCACGTAGCGACCAGGCAAACACTTCGTCGGCCGTCACCGCCTGCTGCATGGTGCCCGCTTCATCGGGGATAAGCACTTCGCGAAAGACGACCTTGGCCGCCTCAGCAGCCGTCAGTTCGACGGCCTTGCCGGGCTCAACGGTTTTTACCTTGGCAGCAGGGGCCTTGGCGGCCTTGGCGGTATTTTCGGGGGATTGGGTGGGTTCGCCCATGGTCGGCTCCTGTCAGCAATGTGTGCTGACAGAATGCCGGGGCGAGGGTCAGGTGGTCAGGGGGGCGAGGTTCGGCGCTAATGAGGTTTGTAATGCAAACCCGAAGACCCCGTCATCTGAATTAGTCCGCGCTTTTCTACGGGCGGAATATTTGATGGTAATTCTAGCCTACTTATAAGCTGCATCCGCTCTGCCAGCTCTTTGACTTTTAGTTGCGCTTCGTCGCGCCTGTCCCGCAGCTGTTCTTCCCAGGCATTTGCCAGAAGGAATCCATAAACTGCTTCGCCAATCCCCAGCCCGGTACCGATAATCATCCATTGCCAAATAGCGCCTGCGAACTGCTGCGAAATAGCTGGGCTTGCAGCAATCAAAGCACAGGCAGCGACCCAGGAGGCGCGCCATGTAGATCTGTGCCGCAATGATTTTGAAACGCGCCGGGCTTGCTTGAACGCTTGAGCACTTAAATGTTCACCACTGGAAACCATATCGGCTTTATCGCGCATTGCCCAGATCGCGCCGGCGCAAAGCAGACAAAACGATGCCGCCACCCCCGCCACATAGGCCATCAAGGGAAGGGTTAAAACCCCCCAAGCAAATTGTCCCAGCGCACCAAACCCGACGATCAGCGCGATACGCGTGGCTGGACGGGGAACGACGAGCACATCTAAGAGACTTCGATGTCCCCTGATTTCAGCTTTTCCAATAGCCATATACGTATCGCCTCAAATACCTCCGAGCTGGCGGGAATGCCATTGTACGTGTCCAACCTGACGCTGCCCGACAAACGAAGTTGATCCCCCCTGATTTCTCCACCCCCCTGAAGCCTGATCCTGGTGTCGACACTGTCTGCATGGCGTAGTGCCGAGCCCAGGGTGTTCATCAACTTTTGACCATCTTCCGTCGTAGAGTTTCGGTATTTTATCTTCAACACATATTCAATGTTGGCGCCTGACAATTTCTCGAAATCAAGGCGCGCAGCCTGATCGGGAGCGAGCAGACGCTTGATTGCCTCGATCACGCCTGCCCCTCCTTCGCCGATATCACGGGATCCCGACTGCTCCATGACCGCGGCCGCACTTGTTGCCCCGGCGTCTGTCAACGTCTCTGCCGGCGCCTTGGCTACGGGGGCGGGCGTAAGAACGCCACCCAGATCAAGCTCTTTCACTTTTTCCTTGGCCAGCTTCTCTCGGATTGCCTTCGGTGGCTGATCTATGAGTTGCAACGAATTTCCGTCCGGCAGAGCGCGTGATTGGTGCAATAGCCACTGAAGATGCCGCTCTAAATGATCAGACCTCAACGAAGACGACTGCACCATCACAAGATGATTGTCCGCAACCCCAAAGTACAGCATTGAATCAACCAATTCCCGGCGCTTTCCATCATCCG